AGGATTGATTGAATAAGTTTCATTACAGTTTCAAGTTTCCTGATAAGTAATTGTTTATCCCGTCGCTTTCCACGTACACATTTTCATATTGTCGGGATGACCTGCGCCAGTTGGCGTATGAAAAAAGCGAATTGCCGGTGTATCTGACATCACCACCGATGCGCTTAACTGTGCATGTGAACCCTGATTTTAATCCGGTGCTGATTGTAATTGTGCATGCTGTTGTTATAATGAGCAGCGAACCATTATCAGCGTTGGTAATCGTGTAAGTTGATGTGTTCACCTGCTTACCGCCGCCGGTGGTAGGATTTGCCTCCAATGCTTTTACACGTGTATCAATGGCCTTTACACTTTCTTCTGTTGTGTTGGCCTTTACTGATGTGCTTACAAGAAGTGCGACCTGCTCCGGTGACATTGCGCCGCTTGCGGTTGATGTTGCAACGGGTAAAGATACCTCACCACTTTTGGCATTTAATGCAGTAAACTTTAACGGTGCTTTAAAAGCAAAAGTATCAACCGTTACCTGTGCAAAGCATTTTCCCGAAATCAGGAATATGGTCGCTAATATTATTTTTTTCATAATTAATATGTTTCGATTTGAAATTCTGCACCTGTTAAGGTATTGCTTACAGGAGTGGCGGGAGGATTAAAACATTGTACCGTGAATGTTACAGGGCTTTGCGAAGCAACTGCATAAATATTACCGCTTGAATTTGATATGTACCACTTTGGAGGCATATTCTCATTCAATACAGGCTTATCAATGGTTACAATATACTCACCAGTTGTTATTTCTTCAGTACTTACTACTGAAACATTCAAAGGATTGTGCAAAAGATTTACGTTTAATACGCTGCTGTCCTCTGATAATTTACCTGCTAAAATTGTCATTTTTTTATACTTAATTGTTAATAAAAAACTCTTATTTCTACTGCGAATTTTCTTAATGCAATATCTGTATTTACGCCCGTTGAAGTATCTAATGTATAAAGCCTTATTTGGCTTGTAGATGGGTTTGTGAATCTTCCTATTCCGGTTATTGAAGTTGCATCATCAGCTAAAATATGAAAACCTGAACTTCTTTCTGAAAGGTCATCTGACATTCCAATGTTAGGAATAATTGTTTTACTGACTGTAAACATCCCTGTAGCGTTGCAATGGAATATTCCTGCATCTGTCCTTGTCCACACTGGCAATGAATCCAAATCATTCTGTAAAACTATTACCGTTGGATCTGTGGCTGTTCCATCAATATCAATAATAGCTACATAGCTTTTATACGGCAAACGTATCTTTGTGCTGTCACCGGAAAATACCGTTTGTATTCCGCTTTCAGTGTACACCGTATCTTGCGCCCTGTATGCTGCAAGGCTGTCACGGAGGATGTTTAATGAATCGGTGAGTTGTGAAATTGTAACCGCTTGCGCCTTTACAAGCGTGTCATTTGATGAACCGTAGAAATAATCAACTGTTGACCTTATTGGAGGGTTTACAAACTTAAACTTTAATGTATCCGTTGCACCAAATGAATTACTTAAATATCCTAATCCTGCCCTTAAATTCAATATAGTTCCTACCGTTGCATTTTCTGACTTAGCAAAAAATTCACCTTGTGCCACTTGCATTTCTGAAAATGTTGAACCGGCTAACCTTGACTTTGCGTTAAACTTTACAACATCATCAAAAAATATTTGGTTGCCATCAACATCAATAGTATTATCTGTTGTAAGTGTTGAACCTGTTGTTAATACCTGCTGCAAAGTACCAACAGAACCACCGCCGCCACCGGAAAAAACAGGAAATTTTCTAAGGTTACCATTTGCATCAGTTATTACAAAGTAGTTATAAGTAGTTGTATCTCCCGTTTCCATACCGCCAAACTTAATCCTTCCTAATGTACTTTCAAAAGCGTAATGTGTACCAACATTTGACGTTACTGTTGGATTGTAATATATCCCCCTCACAGAACCGCTGTAACTGCCCGACTGAACAATAGAAGGTGTGATACTTATCATGTTCATGTCCTCCGTTCCTGATGCATGCAATGACCTGCCCGTTAAACTTAAGCCCGTCTTTGCCGTTCCCGTTGTGGAATTATCCCCCAATGATAGTTGTAGCTCCGTAGTGTTTAAAGCAACGTTACCGCCTGAAATACCTGCAAATATCTTTGAACCCGTTGGCCTGTTTGATTGCAATATCAACTGCTTACCCGTAAACAATCGGCTGTCATTTGCTGTAATTTGGTCAACATAAAGACCGTTTTTAAACTGCACCTTGCCCGGATTATTCGGAATAATGTCATTGCCCAAAGCAGACCAATAATTCACAGGAGTGGGCGCAAAATAAACCGTATCCGTATCCACCCAAACGAATGATAAATAAATTTGACTTAACGGATCTATTGAAGATGGATAAGGGTTCTCACTTTCAACCCCCGTAATCGTGAACACCTGCCCCAATGTGTCAAGTCCAATCACATCAATCCTGCTCGTATCACCCGGCTGCGCTAAGTTGAAAGTTGTATCACCGTTGGCGTACAATGAACCCTGTATGTAGTAAGAACCTGGAGAGACGTTGAACCTCGTGCTATCAATTTGCGTAACCACCGCACCGGTCAAACCTGATGGTGCAGATGATCCACCGGCTATCTCCTTCCAATAAACACCATTACCGACAAAGAAACGAAAACCAATTCTCACAATACCGGTCTTATAATTAGTCGTATCCTGACCAATCCAAATGTTCTTAAAAGTTCCCCCATTGAATTTATAACCCTTTGCTGACATCGGCATGTACTTAGTCGTATCCTGCGACTTAGCAGCAAAAGAAAATAAAAGCAATATTGATAATAGTATTTTCATGAGCCTTCAATTAATGTTAATGGTCCTGTTCCTTTGAAATCAACCGTAAATGTCGAAACGTTATCAAATGAACTTGTTATGCTGCTGTTTTCTACGTAAAAATCAGCTTGTAAAGTTAAGAAATTACCGTCATTATCCTGATGGTCAAATTGCATCGTTAACTTTATCCTGTTTAACTGATAATACATTAAACTTGCAATCGTCAAAGGGTTATCAGTCTTTTCTAAATTTGTCAACCCTTCAATAGTACCGTTAAATGTGTATGAAGTAGGGAGGAATGTCATTGCTGTACCCGATCCTATTATACTTGTTTCCAAGAACTCACTCGATATATTTACACTGCATGACCTTGCACATCCATAAGTGATATACTCATCGAGAAAATCATTATAGAAATAAACAATAACGTCCTGCCCTTTTACTATACTCATATTTTTGCGTATAAATATTTGAATTCATAAACACTTTCCACACCTGTTTCTGCATCTTCATATATTTCAACCAAACCAACATTTACAATGTCGTTTTTATAATCAATACTCATTTGACCAATTATAAAAAACAAATCAGTATAAATAGATGATGTGATCACACATGCTTTATTTATTGCCCTTGAAGTTTGAACAATCCCCAAAAGCGTACCTGACAGTATTAAACGTGGTTTTTTACGCCATGTAAGTTCCTGAAAGGTCGTTATCTGTCCTATCCTTAAATCATCCGGTAGCCACTTCAAAGTCCTATCCCTAACCAATGATGTTGATGTGGACAAAAACATTGCACCTTTTATTGAATTGCTGGGTGAATCATCAATAAATATTTCACTATCATCTGTATTTTTTGTATCAACAGGCTGCGAATTAGTATGTACATGCCCGATTATTTTAGTAGTATCATTAATTGAAGGAAGATACTCAAATGATAAATTTTTATAGTACGTTTTATTTGATGATACCTGTGCCTCTTGACCTAAATATATATAAAGTAATCCTGTATATGGTATTTCATCGCTTTCAATTTCGACAGTATGCCATTCCTGTGTATCATCACCGGCTAATACAGAATAAGTAAATCCATTTAGTACTTTCCATTCACCGTTATCACCCAAATATCTTGTAGTTGTACCATCGAATAAACGAACAGAAAAAATAGAATTAACTGCTCCAGGCTGACTTACATCAGTTGCAAACTCAAAAGACCATTTGAATTTATCTCCTTTAATTACTTCAATAGGCTGTGATTGTGCAGAACGTGGGTTATCCCCACTTGAACCTGTTATAACTGCATATCTTGCAACTTCATTTCCACCGGTATCATAAGTAATTCCAATCAATCTTTCAGGATATGGCGCAAAAGGGCCATCATCCCATAAAGCTAATTCATATTCTTTTACACTACCACCGGTGACTGTGTATTCCCTTACCAAGTCCCCAAGTATCTGAAAATTGTAATTTTTGAGCAGGTTATCCGGTTGCACGTAATTAAACTGCTGACGTACAAATTTATAAGGCCTTAAGATTCCCAACTCCAAGCCTGTTAGAATCTCACCTGCATTGTAATTGAAAAACGGATCATGCACAGCCGTTGTGCTTACATAAGTGAAATCACTATCGTAAGTCATGTAAGGAATAACACCGTTATTTTCCCTCAATTCATCCCACCGTACAATGTTCCAAACACCTTTAGATTGAAAAATTGTTGCCCTGAAACGGGATAAAATAGTTTCCATTACCCGGTAGCAGCTTTCCCATTTACCCCCATTTAAAAATGTTTCACCACTCAAATAAACATCCTCCAACCATCTGCCAACAGTTCCACCGTTAACATCTAAATCAGAATACACCCGGCAATCTAATTTCAGATTAATTGAATTTAAACAGATGGCAAATAATTCTGCAAAACTTAACTTATCGGTTAAGTCAAAGTTTGGCGTTGTATAATTCACCGTACCGGCTCCCCCGGTAAATGTCGGTATTGTTTCAATTACTTCAATCTGATATGTGCCAATTAAAAAAGTAATATTCGAACAGGTATAAGTTCCATTTGCGCCCGGAAGCCCTGTGATAGTGAAAACATTACCTACCTGTAAAGGCAAAGGGGAACCGCTGAAAATAAAATTGTGCGAATCGACTCTTGTGATTGTCCTCAAAAATGAATTTACTGTACCGTAATTTGAATTTGCGATATTCAAAGGAATGTCCTTCAATAGCCCCAAATTATCCGTAAATGACAAATTTATGTAATGGGCATAATCAACCTGTATTTCCGTGCTGTCATCTTGCACTAAAAAACCCAAAAAGTGAACTCCCTGGTCGCTAACCAATTCCCCCTTAAAAGTATCATCAGCAATAGAAAAGAAAGACGACAAAGGCAATGAGCCATCATTTACTATTTGAACCTTTAGCACACATCCCTGCACCGGTGAAAAACTGTCATCACTTTGCCAATCTTGAACAGCAGGAGTGCCGCCTAAAAGTATTTCAGTATCAGCACCGACATAGTCTTTCTCATAGATATTGAATGTATATCGTATGCCGTTTAAGCTATCGAAATTTCTTGTATATTTTAAGCCGTATGCCATTTTCGTAACTTTCGTAACTTTCTTAATCGGGAATTAAAACCCTATTAAGAAGGTTTTTAAGTATTCCGGGATAAAGTACCGGCAAACCTTTTATTACTGAAATAAATATCCTGACCTCTTACCATTCCATAAACCTCAATCGCTTGCATGCCACCGATTATATTTGCTGTTTGCGCCGCCGGTGTTACCTGCGCTCCACGTGGAACGCTGATTAATTCAGGCCCCCGTTCACCAACTAAAGCAAGACCGCCCGGTGCATTCCTTGTACCTACCGCAAACGCGCTTACATTCTTCAATACGCTTCCAAGTGCAACAAGTGCGATACCTCCTGCAATCGCTAATGTAGGGTTTTTAATCATTACACTTTCAATTTTCTTTATGATGGCAGCAGATTTTATAAACACTGCTCCAAGCCTTTGCAGGGCTGCACCAACAACAGAAAACAAACTTTGAAACACTCCCTTTATGCTTCCCGTTCCTGCAATCGCATTCCCTAATGCCTCACCAAATGCTACACCAATTTCAACAGCTAAAGATTCAAAGAATGCCGTTAACTGCTCCCCAAGTTCCTTGGCTTTAGCCTCGTCGATTAATGGTTTTTTTATTTCAATAGGCACACCAATAGGCTTAATATTTGTTACCGGCTTGCCTCCGGTCTTATCACCATAAAAAACGTCTAAAAAGTCCTGTGTGATTACACGGTCAACATCAAGGATGACTCTTTTAAGACTATCTACATCCTCCTTTACCTTTGTAATTCGGTTCTTTTCTTCTGTGCCATCAACCTTCAGAACTTTTGATAATTCCTGCAACTGATTAAAAAGAAACTCAATTTCTTTATTAAGAACAGCAACACCGGCCGCACGTTTACGGTCGTTGACAGTAGCAAGGTTTTGCAGGTCATTGGCGGCATTTACCGCCCCAATGCTTTTTAACCTGTCCTGCTCCGATTTATTTAACCTTTGCGATAAAGAAATCAGGTCTTTTGAAACCTTTGATTGAGTAACACCTTGTAATTCCAGTAATTTTGTTACCTTATCTTCCAACTGCAGCTGAAGGATCTTTGCAGCTACAACGTTCTTTATGTTCGCTATGTATGACTGATAAGCAGCATCCAAACCGGTAACTGCATCACCCTCTAATTTTAATCCTTTGAATATTTCAGGGTTAATCTTTTGAAGTGCCTTTAATGCATCTAACTTCCTTTCCCTTGTTTCTACTTCCGACTTCAGAATCGCAATAAGTGAAAGTGCCTGTGTGGCCTCTTTTCCCTGTCCTTCAAATATCCCCTTAACAGCATCTTTATATTTTGTTGCTGCATTGGCGGCCTCATCGGCCTTTTTGCCTGATGAAAATAATTTATCACCAAAAACAACAAGTAAAGAAGATGCAACGGAAACAGCTAACCCCAAACCACCGGCGCCAATCAATGAACTTCCTAAAGCCTTTAATGCGCCACCTGTTGATTTTGTTTCGGTCTTTAACCTTTGGAAACTTTCTAGTAAAGGATTAATGTTGTTGGCAATACCTATAAATCCAAAAGGCGCATCTTGTGCGACACGCCCTAAATTAGTCAATGCCTGTGTAGCCTGATTTGCACCATTTTTGAACCCACCGGCTAATGTGCTATCAAGTTTTTGAGCCTCCTTAGCAGTTACAGCCAAAGACTTTGAAACGTTTTGCGCCCCCTTTGCAACCGTATCAAACCCCGTTGCTTCAACAACTATTTCTATCTTTTGCGCCACTACTTTTTGATTTTAATTTTATGCCGGTTCAAAATAGCTTCATATCTTTCCTTAGTCATTGCAGGTAAACTCTTTGATTCACTTTCAATCGGCCATATCTTGTCAATACTACCCACCGCCTTGCTGCCTGCCATACTCGATGCAATGATGTATGTACTGTACCTTGTAATCATCATCTGCTCTTTTACCCTTTCATTGTAACCTTCACAGGCTGCATAAAATTCAACAGGCAAAGAAGTGTAATACTCATACGCAGACCACCCCAAACGACCTAAAGCGAACTTTAGATTTTCGTACCCGATTTCTTTTGCGCTTTTTTTTTCTCATCTAACTTTTCCGTTCCTTCCTTAATCAAGTCTTTCCAAAGGTTCGTTTCACTCATCACTTTTACCACCTGTTCATTTACGTTTGCTTTGTCATGAAGATTATCAACCCATTCGCAAACCTGCTCGAATGTATAATCAGGATCTTCACGCTTAACGTATGAATTGCCACGCAAGCCACCGTAATACATAGCATACATGAATGATGATGTTGTTTCGCTATCGTTATGCGTTCCGATTATCTCAATGGCAAGTTGATTGAATTTTAAACCCCTTTCTTTACCTCCAATGTTTATTTGAATGTAACTCATATTAGATATTTATGATTTGGTATGTTATCCATACATCAACAGTACTATCACCGTTTGCAGGATTGCCGCCTGAAACAATCGTAACAGGTTGATTTTCAAAATTACTTTGAATGCTGCTGAATGCACTTAAATACCTTTGCATTGCAGGCTGCACCATCGTTGTTGATGTGTTTGCAAGGAAGCCGGTAGAACTACCCGTCAACTGATAAAGTGTAGGAGTTCCAAGATACAGCGTTACGGCTGTATTTGTATCATATGCCGTTGTAACAAAGTTTAAGCGCAAAAAAACCTTTAGCACGTCAATCATTTTCCCTGCGCCTGGAGCAGCTATTAAATTTATAGCTGTTCCAAGTGTCAATATTTGTGCGCTCGACAAACTGACCTTAACTGTTTTTACATTCAGATCTGCAATGTCCTGTGTGCTGCACCTTTTCGTTACACCACCTTCAACGATTGGTAAATCTTCCGTACCATCTAATGGTAAATTAGCTTCCGTTAATTCCGATATCTTTACGTCTGCCATAAATTTAGTTTTCAGTGGTGATTTTATCACCGCTTTCAGTTATTAAAAAATCACTTCCTTCAGTAAGGATATACCTTGCTGTTCAGCTTTCTTCAGTCAATACCGGTGTACCGTAAGGCTTCAAAGTACCGGTAAATGTACCAACAGAATCAAACCCGTAAGTAGAAGAAAGGGCTGAAAAATAACCGGTGCCAGTTTCAATCTCATCACCGGCAACAGGTGATTCAGGAGCAATCTTAAAACCAACAGTTGTTTTATCCCTTAAAAGAGTACGCAGTGAAGTACCGCTGATTTTTCCTGTTTCGGGGTCTTGCAGATGCTGCCCTTCAAAAGAATAGGAAATTGTCAACTGTCCGGGTGAACTGTCCGGTCCGCATGCTGATGCTGCGTCAATTTCTGCAATAGAATCTTCTTTACCAACTGATAAAAGACAAACAACGGTATCATAATCCGTTCCGCCTGCTGGGTCGATGAATAACAACATCGTGCCGCCTTGTACTTTATGTTCTGCCATTTTGCTTATTTTAAATGATGAAAATATTTTGTGTAAAAATTAGTATTCTTGTTATGAACTTCCGTTCTCCTAAAATCCCAAGTCGCTGCGTTATGTCCTGCGCTAACTTTAAATCAGTCATTTGCATACCGTCGGCACTCAAATCAAATACACTGTTCACATCAGGTTTAATTGCCTGTAAAATCTGCCCAACCGTTGTGTTAAGTGTTGAACTGTTAACATATTTATACTCCCATGAATGAATTGAAAGCTGAATATTACAGTTAAAATCAAAAGAACTTTTTGTACTTACATCGTTGCTGCTGACATCAGAAATAACAACATAGATTTTATCCAATACATCATCAGGTTCTTCACCCTCATATACAGGAATACCTAACGCATCTATTGCGTTGTAATACGCCTTTAATATGGGAGCGTTTATATCAATCACTTAAATATGTTTTCAATTCTTTTTTCCAATTTTGGCAACTCCCTTACTATTGAAGGGTAAAGGAATGGTTTTGGTCTTATTCCTTCCCTCAATATCTTCCTTGCGATTGGGTATGCTGCTTTTTCTTCAATGCCTTTTCTTTTCACCCATCCCATTATCGCAATCATAAATTCACGGAATGAACCCTGGCTTTCTCCTTTAAATGTGGCTGCAAATGACTGCCAGTCTGAAGGCAAAGAACTAATGTAACTCGCAGCAAATTTCCTTGTTCCAAATTCAATGTAGGCAGCGTAATTCTGCCGCGCTGTAATCGTTACATTTAAAGAGCCTACCGAACTATCTATACTCCTTAAAAGTCCTCCCTCATCGCTGCTATTCGCACTCACAAGTCCTTTTGCATCCTTTACAACCGCCTGACCAAAAGCATCCAATTCCCCGTTCACCTCATCGGCTGTGTCCTGTGCTATTTTGTCAAATTTAGCAATGACCTCATCAAGCCCTTTTATCTTTATCGCTATACTCATTGAATATTGATAAAAAATTGACCTTGTACATCCCGACCAACTGCATTTGTCCAACTACTTGTGGTACTTGCACTATTTGAAACCGTAACCGTACTTCCATTCGCGGCAACCGTTGCCACCGATGCCGACTGTGTTGTGTTGTTTCTCGTGTGCAGAATAAAGTACTGTGTACCCCATGCTGTTGCGCTATTCGGTAAGGTAAATGAAACCGATGTACCTGTTCCCGTTCCTTCAATCTGAACCATGACCCTCATTATATTACCCACTACCTGATATTTGATTAATTTGGTAGTATAAGATGACCACCCGGTAATCGTTGAAGTGGCCGAATAGTCAACCCATGCTGCCGTGTCCTGTTTCTTTGCCACAAGAGTAGCAAGCGAATCCCGTACTTTATTCAGTGAATATCCGGTAACGTAATTGCTCACCGCCCGGCCCGAATCGGCTACATCCTTTTTTAAAAGCAGCGCATTATACAAGTCCGTTTGTGCATCCAAATCGCCTGTAATGGTACCCCACTCCGGAGCAGATGAACCTGTACTGTCCTTTATTTTGTAAACTGTTGATCCAATCTGAAAAAATATACTATCCTTACCGGGAACCCGGAAAATAGTATTCACCCACTTATTCGCTGTATCGATCGATGCACCGGCAATAGAATCCCTCATCAAATCAATCAAATCCTTAAAAGTTGCTTTATACTGCGTATTAGGCGCACGAAGGGCAGGAAAGTAATCTGTAGCACTCACGCTGTCAAATGTAGGCAGCATGGCATAATTAATACGCTGCGCGCTCACAGATGTACTTATACAAACCAATATGATAAAAAAATATCTCATTAATAATAAATTATCGTTGCAATCTCACCGGCATTGAAAGGAACTGACCATGTTGTATCTCCTGTGGCCTGGTTAATCACCACTTGCTTATCCGTTGCTGTTCCTGTTGTCTTTACCACAAACTGAACCCCGTCTTTAAACGCAGCAAAAACAGTTTTACCAATTAATCCGATATTGGTGAATGTCGTTTCATCACCAATTCCTGTGTAATTTATAACCTGTATGCTATCGTTGTCCACCGGTGCTGTTGAATTTATATTTGTGTCAATCCTTACGCATCTGATAATCTCAAACGCTTTGAATCCTTCGCTGTCAATACCAACTGAATTTACCCTGAATAACCTCCCCTCATACTCAATCAAATCATTGCTTTTCGTTGGCCTGTCCTTTTCAAACCTGATAATAAACCTTTGGTCATACTCCCATACCTGCTGCTGCAACGTACTTGATGAAGTACCAAACCTTTCGTTTGCCTGTGCCCACTTTGACCATGATCCCGTCTGCACACTAACCAATCCGCCAAAATCATTTTTGACCGTGCTGTATCTTCTTATCGTTATGCGCCTGTTTAACTTATACACGCTGCAATGGTTTTAATAACATCATGGCAATAGGGCCGATGTTATCTACTCCCTGCGCCCGGTTATCGTATAAATAATAAATAGCGTTTAATAAAGCCGTCTTTAACTTCTTTGGTAATTCAGAATAACCACTTACATAATTGATATAGATACTTTCATCCTTTGGACTGATCAGACGAATAAAGCTGTTACCTGATACTTCGTACTCATCGGATGAAAGTATCTCATCATTAACTTTAACCTCTTTTATTTCAGTTACAGGACCATAAGGCAACAACTGCCCACCGTTTCCGTTACTTAGGATAACCAATTTCTCCTGCTCCACAAATCCAATATTTACAAACGATTCGCACATTTCCCGTGCGGCTGTAATAAGTTCAGTAATCAAATCATCATCAGTTGAAATATCAATCTTGCTGAAGTCCTTTGCTTCCTGTAATGTAACCGGCTCAACAGGAGCAGAACTGCCCTCAATTATTTGAACGTCTAATATTGAATTGTATGTTACCATAACTTTAGAAAAAAACCCCACCCAAACGGATGGGGCTCCCCTTAATCCTGAATATGAATATGAACAATGCCGCTTTTAAGATGCGTTACCCAAATCAGCGTAAATAGCTGAATTAAGCAACATCAGGTTGATTTCTTCCAAACACTCAATCCTTGCAGTGATTAAGTTCTTTTGAACGTTGTCACTGTCTTGCTCGAAAAATTCAACCATCAAAGATTCCGCTTCAACTCTTTCCAGGTAATCCCTGTCAAAAATCAGAATCTTATCATCAGTAACCCAATCAACGGGTACAACAGGCATACCGCTGATGGCCATGGAACCATCAACATTTGTAAGTACACCACCTGAACCGGAATAGTAACCATTAACGTATGTCAGCTTGTTTAAACGTGCTAACTGCTTATGAGATACTAAACCATAAGATGCTGCAAACTTAGCTGTACGCTGGTTAGCAACGTAATCAATGATAGCTTTAATATCATCAGTTTCTGAAGTTGTTGTTGAACCTGTGGCCGCACCTGATACGGTTGTAAAGAAAGTGGCGTTCTCACCTGCTGTACCACTATAAAATTCCCTTAACAGCAAACGTGGCAGTGTTGACTGCATCCAAGGTAAAGCCTTATTCATTTGCTTTGAGTAGCGAACGAAACCGGCAATGTACTTGTTTACTGTCTTAACCTCTGAAAAGTCAAAATCAATCTGACCTTTTGCGCTTCCTTCAGTCTGAACAGCAACACCACCTTCACCGGCTGATTCACGGTACTGAACAGATACAAGCGTACCGCTGTTATTTGTAGGAATCAGATCCCTGAAGTTTAAAAGTGTTGAAGGTAAAAGCGCCTGGCGGCTGTTGTAGCTTACAACTGAATCACCTGTAAGGTTTGCGCCCAGGGTCATATTGCCAACGGTCTTTAAATCCAATTCGGCTTTGAAACCGTTTCCTTTACGTACCTGGCCGATTGCTGTTGCGTTCTTTTCAACCATTTCAGCAAATGCCGATGCAAATGTTTTCGGTTTTGCATCAAAATGCTTTTCATCGAATTTCTTTTGGAACTCATCAAAAGCCTTTACGGTTGTTTCAACGTCTGATTTCAACTGCTCAATATCCACGCCTTCAGGCAGTGTTTTAATTTGAGCCAGCTTCAGGTCGATGTTTTTGGTAAGGTTCTCGACTGCTTCCTTTGCGCTTTCAACGCTGTATTTTTGGGATTGTGCAAGCAAATCGCTTTTCATTGCTTCCAGTTCCACAAGTAATTCTTTCTTTTCCATTATTTTAATGTTTTTCTGAATGATTGTATTGCTTCGATTAAATCCGGTTCAGTAGTAACAACTGGCTGAATGGCCTTTAAATCAATGATGTATTGTGATAGCTGCTTTGAATGCAGCAGTAACATTCCGATTGTTTCATCGGTAGCGTCGGTATTCTTACAGAACTTTTCAATGGCTTTCTGCTGCTCGACAATCTTATCTACGTCAAATTCGGCCTTTAGTCCTGTTAACGGTGTTAATGGATTCGCTCCCCATGCAGTCAATGAAGAACCCTCGTAAAGTTTAATCTCTGTGATTTCAGTAATATCAGCATTGTCTTTTAACTGGTTTTTCTTCACAGAAATAAACCCGATTGAATGTTCCGAAATCAAACCACTTTCAACCATTTTAATGAAGTCAACACCTAAAGCATGTTTGCCGATTTGGCTTTCATAGGCAAGGCCGTTACCGTCCTCAATAAGTGATTTAATCACCCCTAACGGTTGCGATGGGTTGTGATTCATCAGGTGTTTAATCCTGCTGAAATTCTCCTTTATGGTCTTTGTAAATGCTCCTTTGCGGATAATATCACCATCGCTGTCTACATTGTCGAACTTTGAGAAATATCCGGTAACAATGCCCTGCTTTGCGTCTGCATCCTTAAATGCAGCACCATCGCTAAAACTTTTATACGAAAAGATTTTATCCACGGAATAAAATTACCTTTTACATAGCCTTTATTTTTGCTACATTTGTATAAAATTGTAAATATGAATTTTTACGGAAAATCAGTAAGAATAAGTAATGATGTTCATCAGCAAATGATTGAACACCTAACCGAAGCCGTTAAAATTGGAAAGTGGGTAGAAAATGCGATTAAAGAAAAGATTGAAAGGGATACAAACAAAGGAAACCCGATATTTGAAAGGTTTTACGATAGACTGGAAACTAAGAACGGATAAGCCTACCACTTGCATCCCTCTTTGCCTCAAATGCAACTGTACAACGGCAATTAACGACTTCACTTGCCGGTACTGATAAATTATTTGGCTGCTTCCTGGCACCCGGCTGCATCATTTCCGCATCAGGTAATTTGAAAGGCGTATCAATATCTATTTCAGTTCCATCAATATCTCTGTGGTTGTGTCTTGTACGTGCATCTTTTACAGCTATCCATACCTTATTCCATTTCGCTTTGCTTTGACGTACGTAAATCATTGAAGCACCATTTGCAGCCGTTACCGTTTCAGTCCTTGCTATTCTCCTTGCCCTCATTGCGCTAAATTCAGGATGCACTAAAAGTTTCTTTACTATTTCATCAAAAGATAAACCCAATGGCAAAGAATCAGAAAGAACTTTAGCAATCACCTCACGGCTGTATCGTGTCATTAATTCAGCATCATTCAATAAATCAATACCGAAATACTCACGCATCAAATTGATAATATCCTCATTGAAACCCATCGGCAAACGTGCCTTTGTGATTGTTTTACCCCTTATGTCTTTTCGTATCTCATTTGCCCATAACGGGCCAACTTTTGAGTAAAGTTCTTTGAGTGCCGTGTAGATGGGATATGCAGGAATTAACATAGGGTCTTTACTTTTCTCAAATGCCCTTACCTGCTGCTGTAATGCCTTTTTAAACAACTTTGTAAACGTCAACTCATGCCTTTGCTGAAAGCGATTCCACTTTCTCCAAAACTGCATATTTTCGTTTGGTGTCATTTGATTGATATGCTTATCCCAAGTCCTCCAAGGCGTGAGGCCAATTCTTTTTTTACCTCCGACCTTTTCCATTCGTTCTGCTGCTTCTTACGTGGGCAGTCAGGTGTCGGCAATTCCTGCAAAAGAATCATGTTTACTTTTTTCTCGCAAATACTCGCTATTTCAATAACGCTTTTACTCATTCGGATTCATTGGTAAAGTAACATCAGGAGGGGCAGCACTGAAATCTGAAATAGGCTGATAGCCTGATTTTATGTATGGCAAATCCATCAGCGGATCGTCGTACCTTTCAAATCCGAATGCTTCCATTACATCGTTAGGGATTATTACCGGCATGGCCGAATAAACAGAAGCCTTTGCATTCATGTCTTCCTGTAATTCAGCAACATCACTCAAATCAAATTCCACCCTCTTTGTATAGTTGGCGGATATTTCTTCATCGTTATTAAATTGGTCTTGTACGATTTTCAAGGTAGGCAAAATGGCATTGCTGTAAAGTTGTTTGCTCATTTCGTTTACATTGCTTTCCGTACTTGATGAATCGTTATTGAAAAGAATAGATGAAATAGAAAAGGCATTACATATCTTTTGGAAGTCTATTTTTTGAAGTTCTGCAACATCCAAATCAGCCAATGGTAACCCTAACTGAATGTATCCCATTTCCCCAACAGCGTTGTAAGGTGCGCCCTTGTTGGATGAATTATTGAAAAACTCCTGCATCCGCTTTTGCCGTAACCCGAAAGCCTCCACATCAAAGTTTTCTGATTTTTCGTAAACAATCCCAGGCACACCACCGTTCTGCATCTGACTTACTGAAGCATCCATTCCGGCTTTTAATCTTGTTAACCGATGCGTTAACGCTTGTACCGGTCCGAATCCGCGCCACTTTGTATAGTAATCATTTGACGGGTTGAAGTACTTAAAATGAATAACCTCTTCAGGTAAAAGTTTCAATTCAAACCCCTGCTGAAAGTCCTGATAAATATACCCAAGTACATAAGTGGGGAAACCGGTAGAAAGCACCACACTCATGTTTGACGGGTGAAGGAAAGTCAAATCGTAAACACCACGATTAACACCTGCATCCAAACGATTCTTATACGCAAAACATTCACCTGTGCCATAAAGGAAGGTGAATAGTTCCACCCTTTTTTGAGTAGATAAATTCCTGATGAGTTTCGACAGCGGATCTGTAGCAGGTAGTTCCTCATCTGTTGCGATATTATCGCAATACATCGGAATCATTGCGGATGTGTTGGATAATCTCTTTACAACGGAATAGATATCATCTACCGTTTGATAGGCTACAATGTCCTTCCATACCTGATATGTTGGGAAAATCTGCTGACCGATGTTAACAGCCTGTGCAATGGTTGAATTTACCTGATACGCCTTAGCCTGTGAACGGACCTTATCAAGTCCGAAAATCTTACTGAATATGCTCATGCAATGAACTGTTTAACTTGTTTTAAATCGAAAATTTCACGCATCATAAACATATCCAATAAATCAGGACTTTCACCGTTTAACTTTACTTTCATTTCATCCTTACCAATAATCCTTAGCTTTCCATCCATGTCAACCTTTGCCATTTTAATAGCCTTACGTTCATACATGAACCGTTGCCTTACCGTCATTGTCGCATCATACATCTTGTTGGCACAGCGTTCATTAATCTTCATTTCGCCCCGGTTAACCTTATCTCCTGAACGGTAATAGCATTGAGTTTTAAGGTTCTTATAGTTTTCCTTTATCAGTTTGTTACTTGCATTGTCCTTCACTTCAATAGGCGAAGCCCCTCCGTTAAATGGTATTGCGCCACGTATAAAACCATCAACGTAACTGCCAACACCATCCGAATCATAGCAAATATAACGATTTTCTACTGAATAATATTTGGCAACTTCACTTATCAAATCAATCACCTGTTTTCCGTCAGACTTATCCATCACCTCAATATCCATCAATTCATTTCCTTCCCAATACCCGACCACAAGTTTGTTGCTGCCCTTCATGGCAATATCAGCTGTTATATACTTGCCTTTTTTGTTTACATCTTTGATATTCTCAAACAGCCCCAGGAATGCAGCGTAATCGTAAACATCCAAAGGTGACGCGCTCATCTTCCAATTACCTTCCAACAGCTGCCGCCTTGTGTCCTCATCCTGTGAAAGTAGGTTACCGGGATAAGATGGATCATTCTTTAACCCTTCTTTATTGTCGTAAATTGAACCCGATACAAAAGTGATTGATTTAATAAAATCATTTGCACTTAACCCACTTTGCTCAATCAATGGCTCTAAAATATGCCAAGCCTTTTCCTTTACCTCATCGTAGCTGTCACCCCATATGTAATCAGATCCGTATTTGATAAAGTACCGTATTACTCCCCTCCTTTCTAAAATAGGGAATCCCGTTTCGGGATCAATCCACCATTCAACCAACTTTGCAACCCAACTTTCCGGATCAGGGTTGCATGTTGCCCTAACGTAAGGCTTAATGCCGCAATTTGACCGGTTACGTGATAGCAGGTAAAAAAACATTGATTCAGTGAAGTGGGTAAGTTCATCAAAACCTAAAAATGGTATCTGTGCGCCCTGCCAGTCATATTTGTTTTTCTCGTACTCCAAATGCCGAAAAGAAACCTTTGAGCCGTTTGGCCATGTCCAATCTAATGAACTTTCACGGGGTTCACCCCCTGCACCTAAATACAGGCTCATTGAAGTATCCCACAAGCCGCCTTCATTCCTTATCTGCACACTTGTACGCCTGAATATCACAGCCCCGTATCCTTCATAAGTAATCCCCCTTACAGCATCCAAAAGCAAAGCAAACGTTTTACCAACAAATGCCGCTGCACCACCGATAACAATATCAGCCTTGCTGCTTAAAGCTATTTGCTGATACCCTTCCTGTGGCTGAATATACTTTACTTTAGTTCCGCCCATTTATCTTGCAGATATTTATACTCTGTTTCCGTAAAATTTCCTTGTTTTCGACTTGTAGATCCATTCCAATACCTTTGGCCAACTAAAGGCTTTGTGATTATTTTAGGAAGACCGTATTTGTTGAATAGCCGCCAGTAAAATTCGCAATCCAATAATGTCTTTAAGTTTGTATCAAACTCAAAAGAAACACGATTAAATCCAATCACAGAAGGCATCCCGATTGTATTCCTGCCTTTGATTATATCATCCGTGTAAACAGGTTTGACTTCTTTGCCTTTTATCCCTCTTTCATCCAATCTTAAATAATGGCACACAGCCCATCCGCCACCATCCAAAGCCTTGCTAAATTCGTTTGCCATTTCATCGGACAGGCATAAATCATCCTGGTACATGATTTTTATCAGGTCATGGCTTGCCTTACTGATTGCGTAGTTTGTATTTGCAGAAATCCCTTTAACCGGGTTGTGGTAGTATTTTACCGGATAGTTCTTGCAGATGGTCTTTATCGTATCGTTATCGCTGTTATCGCTTACGATTATCTCATGGTTACCCTTTAATCCTTTGAGGCTGTCCAATAACTTTGTTATCATCTTATCCCCTTTTCCGTACTGCTCGAATACAGGTATGCAGATAGAGACAGGTTTAACGGCATCAGGGTATGGTACAAGATTCAGCCATTCTTTTTTGTTTACTGCAAAGTTTTCATAGGTCAAATCTTTTCCTTCAATACGCAAAGGATGCTGCTGTCCGCGCTGAATAACTCCTACACCGTAATCAACATCATAAACCTTCATCGACAATTTATCCGATACCCTGTATGCAACCCATGCACGCCACACATCGCCGGTCCATTCTCCCTGTATGCGTGGTACTTGCTGCATCTCCTTTGTTGTCGGGTTGCAGTCATGAACAACTATTGATCCGTTTTCATTTAAAGAATTCAGGCTGTTGTGAATATCAGATTGCACCTGTTCGTTATGATGCAGCCCATCAATGAAGATAATATCAAACTTTTCTTTGTTCTGTGCAAAGAAGTCATCGCTTGTCAATGCAAAGGTCGCCCCAACTGATTTATTGGGGTCAACCCCTACCTTTTTTTTGCACTTTATCTTATCAAAGTTCCACGCCTTGTTGTAAACTCCGATTTCAAGATAGGACTGATAGCCGTTGTCCTTTATTAGTTGGTTGATAATATCACACCTCATTTTAAATGTTTTGTAACTGTTAGGTAATCGTTTTTGTAGAATCCATTAAAGTCAAAGGCCGATATTTTCATATCGTGAACCTTTGCCCAATAGCTGAAGCTGCACTGGTCAAACATGGCATAATCACATTCATGACTAAACCACCACCCACCAAAGTTTGTAAACTTTTGACCTGTACGGTAAGCAAAGCAGCCGCACCAATAAAGTGGCAAATCATCCCCAACTATCAAACGCTCTGACTTTAGCTTTTCAGGATCATATCTGCTCTTTAAATATTCATTACCTTGCTCAATCTGTGATATGATGTAATCGTACTCCTGACCGGTTGTTTTCCTGAAAGGATGATTGGAAATTGCAATGTCATTGTCTGCCAACTTTTCAACCATCATTCGGGCAAATCCGGGATTGGTAATTGTTACGTTACCGTCAATCCAAATGATAATGTCATAATTCGTTGAATAATGAACACCGCCCATTTTTACCCATTTTCCTATTTCTCTATTTGGTCTGCCTATTAATTCGTAGGTGAAAACCTCAAAATCACATTCAATGTCTTGTTTTAAGTGCTGCTTCGGACTGTCAAAGTTGCCAATATTAGCCGATAAGATTAATACTTTCATTTCTCAAATTTGCTTTTGGTGGGGAATATCCTTTCAAGTACATGCAAGTTATTGCAACTTTCTGTAGTACTGAAATATAGCCGTTTAATTTCGCCAGGTATCGTGTTATACTTTCCATCCTCATAAAATTCACCGGTAAGGCCATTTGAATAGGCATAGGATGTCTTAAAGCAGTACCCGTTATGAATCGACCAATCAAGGTTAATATTCTCAATACCGGCCAAATCCATCATCATTGGGCAATGGGTATCGTAGTTGAAAATATCCTCCCCAAAAATATCCATCGTGTTGACCATCATTCGACCGTAAGTGCCGTTCCTATTCCTTTGCTTCAGGCAATCATTCATTTTCCCTTTATGGTGTAGTCCCCAATAAGGAGCAAGGACAAAATGATCGTCATTGCAAAAAAGGAAAGGGCTGCCAAGTAGCTTTGCCCCTGCTTTGGTCTTATCATGGATGTTTGTCTCTTTGAATAGCGGGTTATAATCAGGAAACGGGATATGTTCACCTGTAAACCAATCAGGCTTGCCTCCTACCAATACCACCCTTTCAGGGTTGAACCATCGTTCAAATGAACGTATGGCATATTTTAACTCGAAAAAATTACGCTGATTTATCAGTGGAATCACAACGTCCATTGTCGGGCAGTTTGATTATTTGGATAGTTTCTATATTTGAATGTAAGTCAACCTTATGACTTTCAAGTGGTTTACCATAAGCCCGGTTTAAAAGCACCTCCGCAGCTCTTACATCACCTTTAGTTGCCTTTGCCCGTAATGCGGCTAATATTGCCTGTGCTGCTGTTTTACCATCCTTTTCTTCACCTAATACTTCAGCAAGTAATTCATTCAGCTCAGGTATCTTCTTTGGCCTTCCATTAGGATTTCCGCTTTGGCCTGGCTTAAACTTTGTATCGTCATTCGGGAATCCCATACCTGTTATTTACCTGTTTTATTGAGCGGCAAGGTGGAATCGAACCCCTCCTGCAAGCTGGAAGCCTGCTGTGCTACCGGTAACACTTTTGCCGCATTTTTTTGCCTTTCGGCTAATGTTATTTTTTCGCCTTTATACATTCCTGCACCCATTTCATCAATCTTTGAAAATGGAAGTATAGGAACTGTTATTTTGCACGTTTTATCAATTAAGTAAATGTATCTTAATTGATTACCGTTTAATTTTTCAGCATCTTGTGGTATTCCTGCTCTACCTCCTTGACTTAAAATATTTTTGCCTTTTGTGTAAGTCATTGAAGCTACAATATCCCCATTTGAAAGTTTTATAATACTACTATTTTCTTTTACTGAAGTTAACACAAAGCCACTTGCTCTGTAAATTGTTCCATCGCCGCATTGAGTCCCGTCTGCAAAAGATAAAATCCATTTTATTTGTGGGGCGTTTTTTTTAATTAATTTAATACTAATTGCAATACAACGGCTTTCTGAATACTTTGGCAAGTAATCATCAAAAGCCATTCTATTAAGTTCGAGCATTCCGTTCCAATTTTGTGGCTCAACTAAAGGTAAAACTTTTGTCTTCATAAAAGGACTTCCATAACTCATAACTCCGTGCAATTTGTCATCTAAAAAGCAACCAAAGTGCAAAGTAGAATTTGGAACAACCTTCCCGCTATAATGGTGTTTCTTTACAAACTCATTTGCAATCTTTGCTGGTATTACCTTAACTATTATTTCCTTTGCTCTGCCCATTGCATTACGATTAAATAAAGTGCGTTGCCATTTGAGTTTTCATTTCCCATAGTTTCAGCGTATTTATACTCCTCTGTTTTCTTAATATCCGCAATAGCGTTTTTAATTTGCTCCGCTTGCTCATCTGCTAATGTAAAAGTCATTTGTTGAAATGGTGCTTTATCCCCTTCAGGTAAGCTAAAATCAGTTCCAAATCCATCCGTATCTAAATCAAAGCCGGGAATATCTAACCCCCAATCCGTCAACTGCTCAGCATCCCAATCGTTTGCAAGTTCATCCCAATCCCATTCACCGAAACCAACGTTATCTTTTATCAGAAACTCAGAACGTTGTTCAACAGTCCAATCATCAGCAATCACAACAGGCAATTCCTTTAGTCCAACTTCCTTAGCTGCCTTTAACCGCATATTGCCGCCCAATACAACCAAATTGCCATCGGTATCAGTAAAGCAAACCAAAGGTCTTTTTTCCATCATCTGCGGAAACTCCTTAATGCTTTTTACCAATTTGGCAAACTTGTCATCCTTAATAATACGTGGATTATTAGGATTAGGCTTTATATCTGATATGTTTCTGTATTCCATATTTTTTAATAAAATCCCCGACTATAGAAATAATCAGGGGTAAACCCTACTATGCTAAACCAAAATTATACAACTTTTCCATCCCCATATTGCCGCCCCCACTTTTTAATGTCAAAATACCCGTTACCATCATCGAAGCACATCGGATCTGATGGATCGTATTCTTTTTGAACTCTTGCCGGGTAAGTTCCTGGTGCTGCATTTTGCCTGAAATTTAATTGACTTAAATCAAAGTTACATAAATTAAATTTAAGTATCATCCTTGAAACGGTGCTTTTACTTATTTTTAATTCATTGGCTATTTTGCAGATATTTTGTCCTTGCAGATGAAGTTCTGCAATTTTCTCAGCTAATTGTTTTGATAGGTATGTCATAGCTTTATTTTTTGGTTGTAAGGGGAAGTTTCACCATCAGGTGTATGAATAGTCCTTTGTTCATTGTTTTAAGTTTTAAATGTTTTCGATTTCTGTTTTTAGGGAAGTAAAAATGTTGCAATTATTATCCATATTACCCACCCAACAGTAAACCCTATTAATATTTTAATCTCAGTTGACTTTTTCATGTTTATAGTTTTATTCTTCGTTTACTTCTACTTCTACGGCTTTGACAAGGGAATTGTTTGGAACATCCCAATTTATAAGACATTCATGTTCAGAATTGCATAGCATTCCTTTAAACACCGGATGCCACTTCTTCACCGTCTTTGGGCGGAGGAAAAGGTCGTATTCAGATATTCTTTGGTTGCTCCAAAACCCATCAAGATAACATAAAACACATGCCCCATTTTGCACATATCCAATAGGCTTATCTGCACCTTCCAAATAAACAACCTCCGGTGGCTTATACCCTCCCCTTGTTATTGCCTCAAACTTTCCTGATTTGTATTTTTCCCAGTCAAAGGGAATTGCGTTTTGTGGTAATTTGTAACTCATTTTGTTTTAAGTTTTTTAAATGTGAATAAAAATTTATACTCATGGGAAATAATGATGCCCATTTTAGAGCAACGTGCCATGTGTATTACAGACCTCATATTATACCATTTTGGTTTCATTGTTTTTGTTTTAGTGTTTCATAAAATTCCTCAACCGCTTCCCTTCCATCAAAAGCACTATGAATTATTATCCATCCCATGTTGTCAGGGTTAAGCATTGATTTAGGTCTGCACTCACAATCACAATGAGGGTAGAACCCCATTATGTGTTCGGAAATAGTTTCGCTATGCTCTTGTAAATCATTCAATGGTATAACGTGGGTTATCTGTTGTTCATAATCATATCCATCTATAATCATTTTGTTTGGTTTGTGGATTGCTCCGGTTTAAAATTTGGTTTGGTTTTCAAGTGGATAGGGAATTGCTGTTGCGGCAATCTGTGTGTTAGCACCAATACTACGAAACTGCACAACCGAGAACATATTGTCCTACATTTGGGTCAACGCAATTACGAATTATTTGGTCTTTTCTGTGTTTCATTTTATATTCTCGTAAGTCAAAATAACCTTTTTCAGAACTTCCTCTTTCATTGTGGGTTAATCCGTCTTTAATTTCGGTTTCAGGTATTTCAAAGTTTGCCCAAAATAAATGCCTACCAAGTTTTGCAGTTGGTTTTACAAATGGTTCGTAATAAGGCTTTACATTTTCAACCACAAACTTTATATCGGTGTTCTTTGTAAAGTTTTGTAAAAAGGTTATTTCAGCCCACAATCTCATATCAGGCATTACTGCATCATAACTTCCACCTTTACTTGCCATCATTCTTACCTTGCTGTGGCTTTGGCAAGGTGGCGAACTCCATATAAAATCAAACTCTCTCCAATGTTTAGCCAAATATTCGTGAGCATCGCCAACTATAACATTGTCATTTGGAAAATGGTCTTTGTAAATCATTGCTATTTCCTCATTATATTCAACGGCAGTTACTTCTACGTTTTCCCAATATTTGCGGTTTCCTCCAATTCCAGCGTATAGGTTTAAAACCCGTACTGGTGCTAACATCGGTTTGGCAAAATTGCCGTTTAGTGCTTCGTTTGACATTCTATTTTTAATTTAAACATTTGTAATTCTAATGAAGTTTTGTGTTCGGCAACTTCGCCAAGCCGAGAACCGTTAAGCGATATACTACTAATCTGTACATCCACCCGAATTGCATCCAGAACCAACTCCAAAAAAGAAGTCTGTTTGCAATCCTATTTTTTTTGCATTGAAATAAGACATTTCTTCTTTCCAACGTCTTTTTTTTGTTTCTTGTTCAGCAAACCATTGCATTTTTAATGGTTCATCATCCCAATTTTTTCTTAACTGCTGTATTGGTTTATGAAAACATCCAGCGCAATTGCTGTCAGGCGGAAAATCTAAATTTGTAGATAATGACCATAAGTAAACTTGGTAATGGTCTATTTTATCATTATACAAAGGATATTCAACTTCTCTGTATTTTTCAGTAATCCATTTGTTTCTACCATTTTTTGAAAATCCATTATGAAATTTAAAGTCTGTGTTTTCATAATTAATACGATTATCTTCATCATATCTAATACCTAAACGAGTTGCAACAATTTCTTTAATTTCATTTCTGCAAAATTCTGCAATAGGTTTAATTTTCATTTCGGTAGTGCAAAATCTTGTTAGCTTGTTTGGTATAAACTTTTTTCTTTTAATCAAACTTTCAAAAGTTTCCCCAGTTAACCATTTTATTTCAGTTCCGATAACTTGCTCTAAATCCAAAACCACTTTTAATGTTTTATCACTTTCAGCAGTTGCAATAAATTCCATTCCTATTTTATCAGAAACTAATTGAACTATCTTTTTATCTTTTGGTGTACATCTAACGTCTTCAATTCTAACCAACGAAAACAAATTATAATCTGCTGGATAATGTTTTGCTAAATAAGATGAGGTTTTGCCACCTGAAACACTATTAACTGTTTTCATTGTAAATTACTATAAATATTAAAATAATTAAAAGGATTGTAATGAAGCATCCAAAATTTTTGTTTTCATTTGGATTTTGTTCTTCATTATCATCATACATTTCTTGTGGTGTTCCAAAATTCATAATTCATCAATTTGTTTTTTACAATCTGCTATACTTTCCCCATATCCTAATACTGTTTCTCCATCCTCAATCCAAAAATGAAATTGCATATTTTTAGGAGCATATCCAGTGTTATCAATATCAATTTTATATCCTTTGTAACCCGTACATCGCTTAACACCAGTTTTGCAAGATTGGGTTTCGGTATTCTCTGAATGTTTTTTTTGTGTCATAATGTTGGTTTATTAATTTAATGATTTTGCTGGTTTAATCCCAACCTCGCAAAGCTGTAAACGTTATGCGTCAGCTTATGACAGGACGCAAATCAATCTTGTAGTTATGAAATTCAAAGTGCCAATCCCCAATCGGGTAAAGGCTTCTTGCTAATTCGACTTTTTCAGGTGTATTCTCA